TCTGCCTTGTTGCTTTCAGGGCATCTACAGCAGCTTTTTCAGAATAGGACAGCATGCGCTGTTCGAGTTCACCGCTTGGGCCAGTCTTAGTCTCCAATTTAGTTAATTGAGCGGTTAGGCCTTCCACTGTCTTCTCAAAAGTGGCCTGTGCTTGCTCAACTAGATAATTTTGATCTTCTGGAGCAGGCTGCCATTTACGGTCATTGGTACCTTCGTAGCAGTCAAGCTCAGTCATAAATAGACCGGCCCAATTATTTGGATTGTTGCGTTCGTACTCAAATTGAAGATAACCATCATCAAAATTTCCAACATTAAATTGGAAAGATTTCTTGATTGCTTTTGAATTGTTAAAAACAGGCCCGTCTGTAAATTGTGGCTTCCCGTCAAATACCAATTGTTTCTCTTCAAAATCTGCTGTTGATCCTTTTTTACGCTTACAGAAATATATTCGGAAATATTTAGAGTTAGTATCGAATCCAAGAATATTCAACACATAGTCAACGTTTTGTTTTACAATAAAACGTGGACTTTTAACGACTGCACCGGGGCGCAATTCAAACATTCTCTTCTGGCCATTAAAATAGAATTTATGCGCTGTGAATGCTAATCTGTTGTTAGCTTCAGTCCAATATTTCAAGCCCTCATCTGCTCTTGAGTTTCTGAGCATATTAGGGCCACCACCAGCACCTATTGAAGTGAATTCTTCTTTGATGCCATTTACTGTCTGCTCAACATAGGAGCGATCCGCTTTGCCATTTGTGACATTTGTCAGGTCAGAGATGGCTTTTTCAGTAGTCTGTTCAAAGCGTGATTGTGCGCCTTGGACTCCTGCAAATTGGCTCTGTGTCTGATCTTTAAAATCATTGATCAGCTTCTTGATGTCCACATCACTAGTTTTCAACTGGTCGGTAGTAGACTTTAGCTCTTCCATTTTGACAGTGATGTCGCCATATTGCGCATTGAACTCTTGTGTAATTTCGTTCTTTGCTTTTTGACTTGCAACCTTAACAGTTTCATCAACTTTGGCAGCAACTTCTTGCTTGACTTTTTCAGCCTTGTTCTTGGCATCTTCAATGCCATTGTCCATGTCGAGACGCATCACACGCATTTTTTCAGCAATTTCTGCGTTCTTGTTATCAATCAGCTCTTGGACTTTTCGATTGTAAGCCTCTTGTTCTTCTGATAACTCTCTGACAGCTTCCTTGATGGCGTTCAGCGAGCTACTTTGTGACTGACTTTTTAAAGTCTCATAATCACCGAGTTCTACTTCTGACTGGTCAAAATTGAGTTTGTCAATCGTAATCGAAAAGATACGGGCTTCAAATGATAGTTTTGCAGAATCTTTGATGATTGCTACACGATCTCCAAGCCAAATGTCATCGCGTAGATCTAAGATGCTTGCCTTGTACTTGCGGATGGGATTGTTAAGTCTTAAAAGCTCTTGATATGTCGCTTGGAGCAGAACTTCCTTGTCCTCAATTTCTTCATCAACGAACACACCCCAGCGATGTTTTAGCTCGCCATTTTGATAAAGCCCCTTGTTCTCAATATCATCGTTTAAAACGATGTAATTTTGGCCAGCAGGCTTATCAATAGGCTTACCGCTTGTTTTCGTCCAGACGATATCTGTAAACTCGATTCTTCGACCGTATCCACCAGTGGCATTTCCTTCTGAATCGGTTGATTCTTCACCCTTACCACGACCGATCAGAGCAGTGACAACATTGTCAGAATCTTCTTCCATCGTGACTTCAAGAGCATTGTTTCCATACTCGAATTGCACACCAGAGTACGAGCCTTGCCGATGATATAGATCGATGTAGCGATTGATGATTTTATTTTCTACAAACTCATATCGTACACGAAATTCGCAGTTAAAGGCCTCGATGATCTTTACAAGAGCTTCACGAGGGCTGATATAGTAGAAGTTGGTCTTATTTACTTTGGTAAGACCTTCTCTTTCACCTAACTGATAGCCAGTTCCTTCTAATGCTACATTCAAAGCTTGGTCTGCAGTGACACTTTGCAGTCGCTTATCCTTAATGATTCGGACCGTCCGCAGATCGCTCTCTGCACGGTCAAGACCTTTCACAACATAATTGTCAGTCGTGGTCACTTCATAGGCTTTAAACACCCCGAATTGACGACCTCGCACGAAGAAACCAAAGAATCGCATCTGTTCGATGATTTCTTTATCGATCGCCTCGATAGGAAGTTCAAACTCTGCAGCATCGAATGTGTTGATTTCGATTTTATGAGTAAATTCAATCAGATCTTGTTCTTTGATGATGTGGATCAACTCTTCTTTATTGTTAAATAAATAAATCATTGATACACCTCACTATATTCAACCGTTAACTGACTTGATGGGGTCAATCTTAATGTATTAGCCCCTTTTTGCAAAGAGAAAAATCTGCTGTTCACCATGTCGAAATTTTTAAGCTCATTTCTGCCATTCAACTTGATCGTGCGTTCTTTCATGTCAATTTCAATGCGATTTCCCTGTGTGTATGTGCCTTTCAGTCGAATATACTTCTGTTGTTCAACGTGCAGAAGATTGATTTCATTCACATTAACACCAACCATAAAAGAAATCTTAGGGTACGTTTCCTTACTTCCTGCATAATTGACCTGATTTCCAGTAACAGTCTTCTTATTCGTGATCTTCTTTGGATCATAACAGATCATTTTCAATTTAATGATTTGTTGGTTGCTCTCTTCATCTGGAATGTCTGCAGATTCAAACTGCGCCTTATAAATTCGATCTGGTTCGTCACCGAAAATCAAATCACTTGGCTCATTCGTGTCTAGTAGTTCATTCAGTTTTTCAAATTGCAACCGAAAAGCTGAATTATTGATTCCAGAGATTAAAGCAGTGATCTCAATTTCACGCTCTTTGTAAGACTTGCGCCTAAAAACTTTGCCATCACGACCAGTCACATCAACTGTCTGATGTTCTTGGTCTACGACACCACGACCAGAGATCATGACAGTCTGAAATGCTCCATTTGCGTTCGTAAGCTCACGCTCTAGCGTTTTGCCGTTGAATGTCGTCTGGATACCCATTTCATAGCTTTTTAAAATCTCGTTTGTATCTGTGAATTTATACATTTTTCCCCCTTTCTACATTTTTATAAAAAGGCAAAGCCCTCATTTTACAGAGGACTTGTCTTTAATCTGATTCGCTCTCTCTTGCCTTGTGCAGTAGTGATATCCTCTACAAATGCAGAGAAGGCACGACCACCCAATTCAAGAGTTAATTGCATTGGTTTATTTTGGTTGTCAGCTTCTTTGATCTCATGATTGATTACACCGTTGTAATCAAATCCAGAGCCAAGAGGATTGCTTGCAGTGTATTGTGATGCATCGTCAATCAAATTCTCCATTGACTTCGATACTTCCGATGCGTTGCGGTCAATACCATCAGCCACACCAAGAGCTAAAAACTTACCGACATTATCACGGAACAGCCTTGATGGACTGTGGATCTTAGCTTTTGCTTGCGCAGCACGTTCTGCTTGTGCAACGAGTGCATTTGCTGCAGCAGTCACTGCACCGAGGGCAGAATACATACCTTGTGCCAAACCATGACCGATCATGCTACCGACTGATCGCATTGTACCAACTGCAGCCATTCCAACCGCTTGGATAGCATGCATCATTGAGTGCATCGCACTTCTAGCACTACCGACACCATTTCTAATGCCATTCGTGATATTTTGTGAGATCTGTTGCCCTGTTCTCTGTGCGATTAGTGCCATTTGCATACCGCTTGTGGTCATTGTCAACACCATGCGCATCATTCCCGACTGGATAGCCATACTTGCTTGCATCATTGCCATTGTGATCGTCATGGTCATTCGCTGGAATGACATTGAAATAGTCGTAACGATATTATTCAACATCGCTTGCATCATCGAGCTGACAGAAGTCATGGATGTTCTGATTGATGCACCAATCTGAGTCATTCCTTGTGTGACAGAAATGTTCATTGTGGTCATGGCCATTCTGACACTAGTTGCCACGTTGTTCATCGAAGTTGACACAACTGTACTCATACTTGCAAAGCCTTGAGATAGCGCAGATCTAGCTTGTTGGATTCCAGTATTAACCGCAGTAACAACTTGCGACATCGCTGTACGCATAGCATTACCAAGTTGTGAGAATCCAGACGCAGATTGTACCATTGATGTACCAAGTTGCGATATAGTCGTTTGAACTGTACGGATACTACTTCCGAGGCTTGTTAATACCGAGATAAAGGATGTGATCGATTGAATAATATACGTAAATCCAGATTGTACACTGGTAATCATTGTGTTAAATCCACTCAATGACGATGTGGCATTTATGATAGCAGATCCAAACGATGCGAATTGGCTGTTTAGCATCGTGAACATCACTGCGGATCGAGTTACTGCAGATGCCATTTGTTGGAATCCTGTACCAAACGATCGGATGCCACTAGATGATGCTGTTGCAGCAGGGCCAATTGTAGTCATTGCTGTCGCAACTTTTGGCAGACCATTTGCAAGTGGATTGACTGCAGAGGCTGCAGAACGCATACCAGATGCCATCTGTGTGAAGATAGATCCTACATTACGACTACCAATCTTGTACATTACCGTGTCTAATTTGTCCAAATCGGCACGGAATCCGTTTAAGTTACCACCAGCAGATGCACCACCAAGTCCAAGAACCGCTGCAGCAACTGCACCGATACCAGCGGCCGCTTGTAGGCCGTGGTCTCCTGCGAGTTTCACACCTTGTCCGAAGCGTTTGAACCCTTCACCAGCGTCCTTGATAGCACCACCAATTGACTTGATGACACCAGAGACACCGTCCAAAATGCTTTTAACAGCTTGGCCAAATGATTTAATGACATTAGATGCGCCTTTAAATACAGTGTTAACCACATTACCAAATTCTCGAAGAATTGGAGTAACAGGACTCAATGCAGTCTTGATTGCGTTACCTACGCTTGTAAATAGGTTCGCAATACTGTTGATAATGGGTGCGATCTGTCCGACAATCGAAGCAAATGCTTGTGCAATAGAAGATACTGCTTGACCAACCGCTTGCGCAATCTGTGCGACTGCTGGCATAACTGGTTGTAGCACTTGGACAATTCGCACGACTGCATCCGCAATGATCTGTGCTGTAGTCGTGAATACCTTGCCTAAAACTTCCACAAGTGGAGTTACCGCTTGTAGAACTGGTGGCAAGTTCGTCATGATAATTTCAGCAACTTTGATGATTACATTTCCGATAGTTTCTACGATCGGAGCAAGTGCTGTCACGATTTGAGAAATACCAGATGCGATTTGTTGAACCGCAGATCCTACCGCTTGGATAATAGCGCTGAATGATGTACCAAACGCATTAACTAATACAGCTAATTGAGGGGCAACACCACCTACAGCAGTAATGATTTCTGCAATCGCAGAACCAACCGCTTTGATAACTGGAATAAACGCTTGAATTGCAGGCGCTACTGTTACAATAGCTTGAGCAAATGCACCGATGATCGCAGTTGCTACAGTGGCAAACGCTTGACCAATAGATTGAACCACGCTACCGATTCCTTGCAAGATTTGAGCGATTCCAGCGCCTTGCATACCAGCAAGTGCCATTGCAGCACCAACTGCTACGATAGCAACAGATAATGCGAGGATATTTGCTGGATTAGCTATTGCCAGCGCTTGTCCGATTCCTCTAAATGCGGTAGCAAGACCAGAGCCGATACCTTTTGCAGCGATAGCAACACCAGTCAACGCAGACTTGATGCCCTCACCTAAACCTGTGAAGATTTGTTTGATGACTCCGTCTGATTGTCTAAATGCGTTTTCTACCCCTTTTGATTCAGTAGTAGCTTTAGCCCCTAATCCACTAAATGGGTTTAATTTAGAGAGCAACCCCATTGATTGTTGACCCTTGGATGCAAATGCTGCGAATGGATTCTTTTTCAGAACCATAAACAGCCCACCGATAGCTAGACCAGCACCGCTAATTGCACCAAGCAGACCACCAGCATTGGGAACCCCACTGAACATCTTCTTAATGCCATCAACGACTGGTTTCATTTTGCTTGCTAGGGCTGAAAAACCAGATTGTACTGCTTTAATTACCGCATTGACTTTGTTTCGGAATGATTCACTATTTTTGTATAAGTCAATAAAATATTTCGCAACCAGTGCGATACCGATTGCAATCAATCCCCAGCCAGACGTCATTACAGTTTTCGCCGCACCGAACGCAGAACCCAAACCGCTCACAATCGAGCGTGTCTGTGTCATAGTTGTGCCAATCGCAGTCATTGCAGGCCCTATAACTGGAGACATACCAACGAACCCACGAATGACCTTAGCAACTGCATTGTCGCTCTCAGTAGCCCATTCAATGGTTTTGGATGTTCCAGACAATAAGCCTGTGAGCATCCCTTTGTTAGATGCCATTACCTTGTTTCGTAAAGATTCCCACGATCCACCAACTTGTTCAAGTTTAGAACCTACGTTGTTCTGCATGTCCTCTGCTTGTCTAGCAAGCCAAGCAGCAGCGTCACCTTGTGAACGAGATACCTCTTCGAGTGATCCTCTAGCGGCATCCCATGATTTAGTGGCATCTTTAGTCTTATTTGAAATACTGTCAAGCAATGGACTGATAGCTTGCATCCCTGAGGTATCAAACAAAGTCTTCAATGTCGCAGCCTTCTCGGCTTGTGGCATATCCTTAATTGCCTCATTAACCTCGGTCAAGATCTGCTTAAATGGTTTCATGTTACCCGCAGCATCTGTGTAGCTTATACCAAGACTATTCATCAGCTTACTTGCTTTTTCAGATGGTGCTGCCATCTTCAACATAGCGTGGTTCAAGTCTTGTGATGCTTGTGCTGCAGACATACCCGTGTTGGTGATCAGACCGATCGCAGTGGATGCATCTTTCATGTCAACACCCATCAAACGAGAGGAACTTGCCACGTTAGATAAGGCTTGCTCCATACTCTCGACAGATGCATTAGATACGTTTGCTGTTTGAGTCAATACGGCTGCAGCCTGTTCTGCAGAGCCAATACTATCGCCCCAAACGTTCATTGCTTGTTGTACAACCCCAGCGGTTGTAACCAAATCAGCACCAGAGGCGGTTGCTGCTTGTGCGATTGCTGGGAAAATCTTCTTAATAGTTTCTAGGCTGGCACCGTTCTGGGCCATGACAATCATTGCATCTGCTGCATCCTGCGCAGACAGTGGCAAATCTTTACCCATTCTGTTGGCCACATCTGCTAAACCTTCAATGTCCTTAGATGTACCACCAGCTACGATAGCTGCCTTGTTGAGTGAGGCCTCGAAGTCTCCAAAGCCTTTAACTGCTTTTACACCCATTGCAGTGGTTGCTGCCCCTGCAATCGTCATGCCCTTGCCGACTTTCTCAAGTGATCCAAAAATATTAGATCCAGCTTTTCCAGCCTTTTGTGTGAGACCTTCGACTGCAGAGCCTGCTTTTTGCATAGTTGCAAAATATCCTGCATCAGTGGCTTTTAGCACGGCTTCTACTTTAAAGGACTTATCAGCCATCTATACCTCCTTCCTTTCGCCTCCTTTGAAGTCTTTTGGCAATCTCGATCAGTTCTTGATTGACTGCAGGGCCTTGCGATCTATTCAAGACTGTTCTGCGTCTTTCCTCTTCATTGTAGAAGTCTTCGAACTTCTCAAAGATATATCTTCCGTCTTTCTTACTTGCTTGCGCTTGCCGAATTTGAAAGGCGAGCAAATACACTCTCTTTTCTTCGTCCAACATCTGCATATCTCTTGCACGTTGTCTGATATTAAATTCTTTCAATGTCATGCGTTGTGCGGTCACATAGTCTGTGATGCCAAAGAAAGCGAAGATAGTCGCCATCAGGTCTTCATAAGTCTGTTCAGAAGTGAGTTCGACCGTGGCTTTTTTTAGACTTGTTCCACCGCTTCCACGATCGCCATCGTTGTCTTCTTGGTCAGTTTTGAGGTCTTGAAACATGTTAAAAAATCATCGAAGACAACATCGAGATCATCTTGTTCTTCAAGCCATTTCTCAATATCCTTTTCAGATAGTTTGCTCCGATTCGTGATAGTTGCGGCCTGAATGATGTCAACTAAGATTGTTGGGTTTCCGTCCAAGAGATACACAACCGCAGAACGGACACCAGCTCCGAAGTTCATTCCATTCACGCTAGAGCAGAATTTTTTATCAAGTTCACGGATAAATGCAATACCAAAAGATAGTTCGTGTTCACGTTCGTTAATTGTCAATGTTTTCATTATGATTTTTCCTTTTCTTTGTGTTTTTTAGTAAAAATAAAAGAGGGCTTTCGCCCTCGTGATTGTTACTGCTTATCCAGTGATTGCAGTTGTGTCAGCAAATGCATAAAGCACTTCTGCTTCTTGATCTGCAGTAAGTGTCGCATAGCCCGGTACTGGTTTACCATCGATTGCCATTTCTGTTTGCAAAGTGATGAGATCTTCAACGTTGGCAGGCACTTCCCACTTGCTCAATTTACCGATAGCATACAATGCTGGATATTTCGCACCTTGTTTTTCGCCTTTGAGGTCGATATCCCATACTTCCAACTCATAACCTTCGATTACAGAGTTTTTAAGCATGTTGTTCAATTCGTCACGGGATGCGACTGCTTCGATTGAGAGTGTAACTTCCAATCCACCAGCAGCCGAAATAGCACCGTCTTTTGTTTTTGTGCTATCTGTTTTACGTTCGTATTCCCATTTGTGTTCAGTTTGCAAAGCAAGTTTTGCTGCAGCAGTCTTGTCGCCTTTTTTGCGGAACATCAAAATCCGATCTTTACCTTTTTGTGGTTCTAATACCATTTAGTTTTTCCTTTCGTTTAAACAAATTTAAATTCCATGTCAATGACTGCATGGAAGAGTGTTTCTTCTGTGCTGTTGTCTTTAATGATTTGACTATTACTAGAGAGGCCCATAGACCAGCTTCTGTTCTCGATGCGATTGATCTTGCTCAATTCATTTTGGATCTTGTAGATCATGTCTGATAATCGTCTACGGTTGTTGATATCGTCCCAGACATGCACTCTCGTGCTTACTAGACCAATCAATCCCGATTTGGTAGGGTTTGGCATTAAATGCGTATCACCCATTACGCAGAATGGATATTTTGCAGACATATCAGGTAGAGCTAGATAAACATCATAGCCAAGCGTAGAAATACGCTTGTAAATCTCGTCAAATAATTGTTGATCTGGCTGTTTCATTTACCTGTCATTCCTTTCTCTAAATCTGCTACAAACTCTGGAATGGTTTCTTCCAGAGCTGGCTTCATATACGGTTGAGCTTCCATCTTGCGTGTCCCTACTTCTGGATATCCAGAGTAATCTGTATTCGCTTTGACTCTTGCTTCATCACGACCTACGGTTAAGAAAATAGACCGCCTTGTAGCACCCGTAGAATATCCACGAGTAAAGACTGCATTTCTTACCGCTCGCCTATGCAAGCGTGAGCCATGATCTTTCAAAATCTCGTGTGCGTCAAAATTAACCGCCTGTTCAAAAAAAAAGGTTGCCCCTCCATCATTGATATTGATATCAATCATTAACCCATAACCTCAGCCACATACAAGACCGTAGAGCGTCGTTCTGGAGTCTTTCGACTGATAACCTTATAACGTTTACCAGCGATGACAACGGACGAAATAGGGCCATTTATAACGTGATTAAAACGTAAGACCTTGGCATCTACATCGACTTTATCAAGCAGTTTGACTTTCAATTCCAGTCCTAATTCGGAAATAAAGCAAGGCAACACCTTCTTAGTAGGCTCTGCGTTGCTCATTCGTCCTAATTCTGGATCATATTTAGGCTTTCCAGCCTGAAATACGAGTTCAACACGTTCGCTTTCCCTCATAGCATCTTAAAACCTCGATTTTCAAGGATAGATGGGTACTCACGTTTCAAGATCTTGTTAAATCGAGCAAAATCATCTTGATTGAATTCAAGAGTCAAGCCTTCGAGTGTCTTTTTAGAGTAGCCTTCCGATCCAATGCGGTTGAATCGTTCGATCATGATTTCAATAATCATGTATTCAAACTTTTCTGGCACTCCAAAATCTCCAGTATAGGCAGTAAAATGCTGGGTTGTCATCTCCTCGATTAAACCGAGCATCTTATCCTGCAGGTCGTCCTCGATATTCAACAGCACCTTAACTTTATCGATGTACGACATAATCAAATCATCCTTTCAATGCTTCGACTAATTCAGCTTTTGCAAGCGTGGAATAGCCTTCAACACCAGTTTCTTTAGCTAAAGATTTCAAATCTTTTAGCGTCATATCATCCAAAGCGACATCTTCAACCGTTTCTGGTTCTTCAACCGTTTCTGGTTCGACTGGTTCGCTCTGTTGATAGTGATAACGTAGTAACATGCTCACGCTGTCACCCCCTTTTGAAATTACGATTCACCGAATTTGACAACTCGTGATGGATCATAGAGATATGTTCCATAATGTTTGTCTGCAGTGATGACAGTTGCTTTCTTCAAGATGTCACGGTCAGTTTCAACCATCACATCACGTTTTAATGCAATGACAAATGCACCGTACTTGTTCACATCGTCTGTATCAGTAGCATCAGCAGAGACTTTAACAAGGAAGCCTTTACCTTTTTCTACTTTGTTTGTGCGGACGATTTGGACACCAAGAACTTCACCGAATGTTCCGTTCACGATTGTTTCTGCACCAAGTTCTGAACCTTTAGTCCAGTTTTGAGCTGCATCTTTACGCAAAGCAGCAGCGTCTGCAGGGTTGAGCAAAGCAACATAAGATGCATCGTCTTCGTCTTCAAAGATGTCAAGGGCTTTTTGTAGGTTATCAACAGTAGTAGCTGTTTCGGCAACCTTTTGAACTGCACCTTTCGCAGCTTCTACGAGGTCGTTGTCGATCTTGTTAGCAAGGGCAAGTGATGCTTGGTATACTGCTTGTCCGATTGGATCACCAAGACCTGAAAGAAGGGCTTCATCTGTGATTTCGTAACCTTTACCTGCCTTTTTGATTGTCATTTTAGACTTTTTAGTAGTCAATTGATCCAAAGTGATGGCTACACCTTCCGCAACATCTGCTGCGTCTCCAGCGTATTCCCATTTTGGTACAGTGATTTCGTCACCGGGCTGTCCTTCAAGTGTGTTGTCGACAAATGCGAGTGGTGTGAATTTGATTAGTTTAGGCAATTTAGCTGATACCATGTCAGCCATGACTTCTGGCACTACCATAGTAGCTTTTTGAGTGATTCCTTGTGGCATAAATTAATTATCCTTTCAATTGGTTATATAATTCTGGGTTCGTTTGGAACAGTTCGTTACGGCTTTGATAGCCCATCTTGCGGAATTGTTCCTTGGTGATCCCTTGACCAGTTTCTTCTTGCTTGGTTGGCGTCTTACCAACTAGCATTGTTTGTACTTTTGCTTCTGCAAGAGTATTTACAAGACCAATGAGCGACTGCACTGACTGTTGTGTGTCTTCTGCATTATTGCGTACAACAAAGTCAAGCACCGTTTCATCGGCTGTAATTCCAGCTTCAAATAGCATCTTAGAAGCCTCTTTTTCGAGTCCATTGCGGTTCAATTGCGCTTCCAGTTCGGCAATGCGATCGGCTTGTTTTTGAGCTTCATACTCTGCTTTCTGTTCAGCGTTCATCTTGCGCAACTTCTCAGCTTCTTTCTCAGCTTTTTCAGCTTCTTCTTTCCACTTAGCAAATTTCTTGTTGATGATCTTATCAACATCTGCATCCGTGTACTTCTTTTCGTCTTTCGGTTCTTCTTGATGTTCTTCTGGTTCGGCCGTTACCTTTTCAACATCTTCAACCGTTTCGACTACTTCTGTTTCTTTGTTCATGCGAACCTCCTATTTTTAAAGTCGTC